GGTCCGAACACCAAATTGGACCTTTCCACTCTCACCAAAACCACCGTCCACTTTTTGTCCCTTCTTTCCACGATTGGAAACCAAAAGGACGTTCTCATATTCCAACTCCTGATAGAGAATATCCGCGACCTCGGAACCAACGTCATTGATTTCTAAAAGAACATGTGCGTCATTGTAATACTTTCCCATTTTTTCTATGACCGTGGGGTACATAAGAACGGGGAGAGTATTGTTCCTGTACTTTGCGACCACTTTATAGGGCATACTTGTCACATCAACGACGGTGAATGCGTGATAATCGGCACCCTGTGCTCTACATGTGTCAACGCACATGATGTAGACTTTATCCTTCTTTGGTTCTTCAAAGATGTCCAACCCATCAATCGCAGAACGAACTGGTTCCTCAAAAGGCATGGATGCTAGTTTTGCGGAGGATATCAGAGTGTCTTCAGAACCAAGGAACTGACACTCGAACTCCTGCATCCACTGCCTTTCGGAAGTGTTGCGAATAGTTTCTTCCTTGAACTTTTGGTCTCTTCCTGGAATCTCGTTCCAAAGAACTTCTATGGGAACGTAGGAATTTTTCTCACTTTCGGCATTCTTCCACAACTTGTAGAACATGTTCATTCCCTTGGGTGTACTGACGATGACCACCTTGGTCGTCTCACCCGAAGAAATGGTGGGATAAACAGAGTTGAAGAAGTCCTCAGCTATGTTGTTGGGAACGAATGCAAATTCGTCAAGTAGAATCATACTGTATGTATCACCACGAACCGCAGACGAAGATGTGGATGAAGCAATAACTTTTGATCCGTTTTCAAGTTGAATGGACAACTTGTTCCATTCCACAATTCCCTGTTGCAACCATTTGGGAAGGTTTTCATATGATTTCTTCAATCTTTGAAGAAGTTCCCTAGCGGTTGTCAATTTGTTTGCGAGAATCGCCACCTTCTTGTCCTGATTGAACAGGATGTGGTGAAGAAGGTATGAAATCATGGTGGTTGATTTACCACTCTGACGAGGAAGTTTGCAGATGGTGAAACGGTTGTCGTGGATTGTTCTTACTATGTTTCTTTGAAAATCATACATTTCAAAGGGAATCAATCCCCTGTCCACTTGAACAATCCGAATGTAATTTTCTATGAAGTGAATGGGGTCGTTGGAACACTTTATGTATTCATCGACCTGTTCGGGAGTAAATTCTACAGGAGTATTTGCTGCCTTGATGAGGGGATTGCCAAGATAGTGGTCATTGTTCTTCGTTGGCATCCTTCTTCTCCAACTGCTTTGCTTTCTTTCGTTCCGAAAGGAACTTCTGAAGTTCCGCAGTGCTTCCCACATAAATGGAGTTGTTGGTTATGGACTTTGGTCCACTCCCACCCTCTTCCTTATTCAAATCCTTCATCTTCTTATGGAGGTCCATCAACTTACCGTTCGCATCCAAACTACTATGAATCAGTTGTGCCACCACTTCGTATGCGCGTGGACTCTCGCTTTCGCTAGCTACATCTAGAATACCTTCTATAGCTGCTTCAGATTGGCTTATTATGTTCTTTAGATTTTTTCTTACAAGGGCATAATCTGAATCAGCTTGCTCTTGTGTAGCTGGTACAGCTTTTACTTCTTTGATTTCTTTTTCTTCTACAACAGGAATATATTCTATTCCTAAAGCATCAGATATGTTTTTTTCTACTTTATCACTCATTTGTAAAAGTTCCATAGGAACCTTCGGCTACAACGCCAATTTCCACTTCTATTTATACACTCCAAAAAATAAATCCTCAAGAAAACGGGTCTTTTGTATATATCATGTAATATTGTGCGCTAGCTCCCGAAAGACCTAAATCAAAATTATTTATGTTTACGTTCCCCGTCAATCCCGTCTCCAAAGTCATGAAAGGTTCATCGACATTGGGGGTGAATACGGAAGTGATAACTTTTCCTACCATTCCTTCTGGTATGGCCATGTCTCCAGTAGAACCGGATAGTCCATTGGTATCTAATTTTCTTGTTGGCCCATAATAAAATAACTTACAATCAAATTCAAAAGTAGCTATTATCACTTTCCTATCGGCATCCATTTGTGTATCAACAACATTATCTTCGTATGTTACACTTTTCAGTATGAAAGGAACATCAACACTCATATCGGTAGGATTCACCATTTTAATGTTTACCGAATACTCAGGAGCAAACCAAGGAAATATTTGCTCAAGAATCTGAAGCATATCCTCAGTGTTCTTGGTAAATACATTCAGGTTAAATTTTACTATATAAGGAACTCTACCGTAACGATAGTATACCTCACTATCTTTCCTATATAAACTTCTTTGGAATGTATCGTTTTTCCTACTCGCATCATAACTGAATAAACTAAAATCAAAGGACATTCTAGGCAAAGCATTATAAAAATTATTTTGTAGTGTGCTGTTTTGGTTTATTCTACTTATGAATTTTTGCTTTGACATATAAGACAAAGGAATTTTAATTCTTTCTTTTTCGGTTCCGTTTGTTTCATATCTAGCAACGTAAATATCGTTGAACATGGACCCGAATGCGACTATCGCTTTTTTGGTTATTTGATGATTGAAAAATTCGAACATTTGAAATTATTCCCCAAAAGGATTTGTCTCAGAAAAGTCCAAGAACTGCAATGAGTCTGTTTCAATGAGACTGTTATCATTGAAAGTTTGAGAATCAACTTTGGTGGTTTTGCTGTTGATCTTGGCGTAAACATCACTGTTTATCACATACCTGTTTTCGGTAGCAGTGGAAACCTTCCATTCACCTACAGTTTCTCTCACTGTCAGGTTCGAACCTGTGTATCCAGTAACTATTGCGGTGGAATCTGCGGCAGTCATCGATCCAAAAGTTGAACCATCGTTGAATGAATAAACAACATCACCTGCACTGAATGTGCCAGAACCACCGATAGAACCTATACTAAATGTTGATGTAAATTCTCTTTCTTCCACCGCGTTATCTATTTCGTCCAAGTTGGTATTGACACTCTCTTCGCTGTATTGGAAGAGTTCTGTTTTCAGTGTGTAAACATAATTCTTTCCCAACTGATAAAAGGGATTTTCGTGTTCTACGAATTTTATTTCCAAAAATTTCTTGGTCAGGGGAAAATAGAGCAAATCACCTTCCAATGGCCTGAACTTGTCTGTGACGTTTTGGAATCTTTTCTTCGACACCACGAAAGTTGCACTGTCTCGTATCTCAAGACCAAATTTACTGATATAATCCCCATCACCTTCGAAGGAATCAACAGTTTGGAGATGCATTTCTATGATGAAGTGTTGTCTGAAAGATGATATGGGGTCATCACCAAATATATTTGGTTGAAAATTCAATTCTCTGGGAAGATAGTAGATGTCAAAACCGTGAATCTTGATGGATTCGACTACCAAATCTTCTAGAAGGGTCTGCTCGTACCTAGAGTTGTAATTTATAAAATATTTGTTAGTTGCCATCTTACCCTACTATGAAAGAAGGTGGGAGTTCAAATTCATTGATGATTTGTTCCTCTATTTTATCTATTTCAGTTTGTGCTTCATCGATCATTCTTTTTCCGTTGAAAGTCACTCCTCCGGGCATGGTGATTCCTTCAAACTTGGAAAGGTTTTCCCCCCACTGTTTTTTGATTAGTGCTGTGGTATATTTTTTCAATAGACGATCATTGTAAATTTCGGGGTATACTCTTGGGTCTAAAATCCTAAAGCATTCTATGATGATGTAATCATCGGGTTGGAATTCTTGCCTGAGAGTCATGGGGAATGTTATCTTGTTTGTTACTCTACTGAACTCTATCTGTTTTTCGGGTGTCAATATGTCTGAAATCAAGTTGAGATATTGTTGAATCATTGCGTAGTTTTGCAAATCGAACGAACCGAAAGTATACAATTCGTTCAAGGCATATTGATAACGAATGTCAAACATTCCAATAGAAGTATTCCTCAATTGAAACACCCTAATAACACTTGCGATGAGATCTTCTAATGGGACTGTTTCCGAGACTCCCGACTCAGTCGCAGTCACGTTTCTGTCCGCAGCGTCGAATCCTGTGTTCGAAGCTTTCATGGTTATGTAACCATTATCTATGTCTTCTTGTTTTAGTTGATACTTGAGGTAAACTTTTTCGACTCCATCAAAGTGGAATTCCGAAAAAAGTTGAAGTGCATCGTCAAGGCGATCTTCAATCTGACTACCATCAACATTGATTTCGATCACTGGTGCTCCGAGTTTTCGAAGGCAATAGTCGATTAATTGCTGTCTTCCTGTGAGTCTCGCCATGTGAAAAATCTCCTAAAAACCTAGAAAGTATTTAGGAGATTTCTATTTATGGTTTTTGAACCGAATTTTAGATGGTTCCGCCTCGTTTTATCAAAGCATCCATAGCAAACTTGTGATTCGCTTCTATTCTCTGCTTCTGAT